TTGCCGAAAACATCATACCGAACTGCATAACGACCGGCTGGCATTCGAGCGCAAATATGGCTCGCAACTGGAAATGATCATTAGAGTGCTGGACCGGGCCTACGCGCTCGGCGTTCTGGCGTAAGGAGGACTTATGAACGATATGTATGAATTAATGGACCGTTGGGGAGCATGGGCGGCAGATGAAAGCAACGGCGTTGATTGGCAACCTGTTGCTGCAGGTTTCAAAGGTTTATTGCCACATGGCAAAAAAACTCGATTTCAGTGTAACGACGATGAGGGAATAAAAATCGATAGTAGCGTTTCACGACTGAAGAACTATAAACCCAAGGAATACGAGTTGGTTATTGCTCATTTTGTTATTGGCATCTCATTACGTGCAATTGCCAAAAAAAGGAAATGTGCAGATGGTACGATACGAAAAGAATTACAGACAGCTATGGGTTTTATTAGCGGTGTTCTGTCCATGATCTAACCTCGGGAGAATAAAAGGGAGGGAACCCTATTTATCTTCTCGAACTTACGCCTAAATCACTGAATAATAGTTCAAGTTCAGGAATGTAACCTGGGAGTGGCCAATTATTGAGGATGTTTTCGATACTTGTATTTTTAATCAAAAAATATACAAAGAGAACACTTGGTTGTGAAAATAGAGTTTTAGCTGATGATCTGTGTTGGATTTTTTTAACGATGAATTTCTTTGTTTTAAGTAAGTTGCGAATTTCTGTTTCGGAATGTGTGGCAATGAACTCTTTGAAAGCATCAAGTATTAAGAAGTTAGTGGATTCATCATAATGCATATACCCAGTACCAACAAACTCTCTATATAATTCAGATAAAGAATTATTGAATTTGTTACGTTCAACATTAGTCTCATATAGTAATTTCATAGTTGAACAAAAAAGGTCATCTGTGGTTTCCATAAGTGCCATGCTTCGAGCTATGTGTCGCTCAGCAGATTTTGGAACTATACCCACAGGTTTATAGACACTATCATGTACTAATTCAGCGTATGCATGTTGCAGTAAAGTTCTTACTTGAACCTCACAGCATATTTGTTTACTGATTTTCAAATCGCCAATATGCAACTCATTTTTGGGTCGTATTTCGTAATGTTTTGATTGATAATCAAATAGCTTAGGATTTAATTCTATCTCATCAAGATAGTTTTTCGATATTCTAGCATCAAATTCAGTTAGCGATTCAATTGCCTGGCAAACGGTATCAATATCCTCAGATAACAATACGACAAAACGCGTGCCAACCAGATCTGTCATTTGATTTATAGGGTCTTCATAAGCTTTCCTGGCAACCTTACCAAGTGCCGAACTCACCTCTTTGACCCGCGGAGTGACTGGAATTTTTAGAAAAGACTTAAAGGAGTCAGTGCCTAACTCATCCTGAATTTTTTTTATGATGGTTTCAGAAACATACTTACCCCAAGATGCAAAAGCATCTTGGTTTTCAAGTAGGTATTGATGAAATTCATCATAATTACTCATAGCTGACTCGTTAATTTACCATTGATTTTTATCAAGGTTATATTATGGTCGTCACTTGGTAATATTTCAACAAGTTCCCTAAAGTTTTCTGGAGGAACTGACATCCAGATATCATTGGAGAATATTAAGCGACTGCGTCTTTTTAATTTCGAAGAAATGTAATCGGTATCCTTAATAAAGGAGTTTTGCGGCAGTCTTTTGTCTGAAATGGCTTTTTTATATTTATCTTTAATCTCGCCAGGGAAATGCTCATCAGCAAATGCGTTGATGTTTAATGTCGTTTTTTTAGAGCGTAGTTCTGCTCTTAAAGCTTCATGCAAATCAAGCTTGACTTCTTCAGGCATGGACGATTCATTGATAAACTTCCTTGTTGTCTCATAAAAATCCTGAGTTAGTTTTTTTGAGGATGAGCTAATATCCATTCCTAGAAATGAATTGTAAAAATATGACGCAGCTTTGCTGGTGTCAGTGGAGGTCATTAAATGGTCGAATAAAAATGCTCTAAAGGATGAGAAAGGGTAATTATCATTTTCATCTTTAGTAGCAGCATCTTTTTCAACAATAAAGCCAATTTTATAAAAGCGCTGTGAAGGTGTCAGTAATAGTTCATTGAGGAATTGCATTGTTAACTGTTCTTCGTTTTCATGTGTACTGAAGCCAGTTTGGGTTTCAGCTTTGATGACAGCGAGAAAAGGCTTCTGTTCTTCCCCAACTTCACCAGAGACGATTATCAATATCCCCCCTGGGGCACCACTATTGAACTGTGATTCAGTCAATTTGTTAGCTAATCGTTGACTTACTTTTATGAAAATATCATCAGAAGTATGCATAGTAGAAGCAGCTAAGTTAAGAAAACTATCCGCTACTCCCTCTCGAATTGACATTTCAATGCCATGTGACCTTGCAGCAAGAGCTTCAGTGATTCTAAGTTGTAAAGCATCTATGGCCTCACCACTGAAGTTAAGCAACTGTTGACTAAGTTTGGCAGGTGTCATCGTTTTAGATGCTGATCTAGGAAAAATTCTGTGTGCAATCACTCTTTCAATAGTCAAACCTTCAAAAGAAAAATCGATTCCTGTCATTCCGAAATGTCCTCTGGATTGTTATGTGACGAGAATACGAAAAAGATAACGCGTACGCAAAAACTATCGTAACGTGTTAAGTGTGGTTTCTACGACACAGACTTAAAACGTTACTTTAGTCACGTCATGACGGGGTTTCGTAATCAGGCTGCCTAAGGGCGGCCTTTTTTTATTCTCAAAAACGCACCCGCAATTAGCGAGGTGAGAGCATGTTTCGAATGGAAAAAATTACGACGGGTATTGCATACGGCGCATCGGGAGGAGGAACCGGATACTGGTTGCTTCAGCTCCTCGATAAAGTCTCCCCATCTCAATGGGCAGCCATTGGTGTGCTCGGTAGCCTCATGTTTGGTTTGCTGACGTGGTTAACGAGTCTGTACTTCCAAATCAAAGCGGATCGCCGCAAAGCTGCGCGGGGTGAATGATGTCAAACAAAGCAAAGCTCAGCGCAGCGGTGCTGGCGCTAATCGCGTCAGGGGCATCTGCTCCACTCATTTTCGACCAATTCATCAGCGAGAAAGAAGGCAATGCGCTGGTGGCCGTTGTTGATCCGGGTGGGGTCTGGTCTTTATGTCACGGCGTGACCGTTATCGATGGCAGGCGTGTTGTTAAGGGCATGACGGCCACTGAGGAACAATGCCGGAAGGTTAACGCTATTGAACGCGATAAGGCATTAGCCTGGGTTGATCGCAATATCAAAGTGCCTCTGACAGAGCCGCAGAAGGTGGGTATCGCATCCTTCTGCCCGTATAACATCGGGCCTGGTAAATGCTTTCCTTCGACGTTCTATAAGCGCATCAATGCTGGTGACCGGAAAGGGGCCTGTGAAGCTATTCGCTGGTGGATTAAAGACGGTGGCCGTGATTGCCGACTAACCAAAGGCCAGAAGAATGGCTGCTATGGGCAGGTCGAGCGGCGCGATCAAGAAAGTGCGTTGACGTGCTGGGGGGGGAGGACCAATGAAAATTAATCCAAGTCTCATCGGTGTTGTCGTTATTGCTGTCCTTTCGGTCGCCCTCGTTAAGAGTTGCTCTGACGCCAGTAACCTTCAGAGCGATAACGACGTTCTGCGAAGTGACAACTCTTTGCAGGGGCAGGTGATCGCCACCCAAGCATTCAACTTCAATCGGTTCAATCAGGTTGCAGAACATGCCAATAAGCTTAACTCCCTGATCGACACCAGCACCGAAGAAACCGTCATCGAATACCGGGAGATTCTCCGCCGTGAAAAAACCTGTGTTCTGCCTGTTCCTGCTGACATTGCTGGTGGGCTGCTCGAATACGCGCACCGTTTACGTTCCAGCGCAATGCACCCCGATACCGACAGACCTGACGCAGCCGATGATAGTACCGCTGCCGCCGGCTCAATAACGTACTGCCAGGCTGTTCTCTGGATTAAGCCGCTGTTGGCCGTAATTGAAAAGGGCAACAATAACTTCGCTGGTATTCGTAAAATAGAGAGTGAACGAAAATAATCTTTATCCCTGCTTATAGGTAGACATTTCAGCAAGCATTCATTAAGTGTCTTAGGCAATGCTTTTGGATATAATCACCTAAAACAAAGTGGGGTGAGCATGAATCCTGATTATATTTCTTACGAAACACTCACTGCAACTCGCGAGTCAGCTGAGTGGGCTTTCTGGGCTATGGTTGCAGCTTGGGTAAGCGCAGGGGCAACGATTATTACTCTCGGCTTCGCTTATCGAGCACTGTCCACTTGGAGAGAGCAGGAAAAAACAAAAGTTAAGTTAGATTTTAGGGCTTCCCTTAGGCACTTGAAATCAGCTTTACTCTTTATGCCCGCTAATCTTGATCCCAATGAGCTAGAAGCTGAGCGTGAGCAGGTCATAGCAAAATGGTTATTCAAAGACGTGGACTTCATAACTCAGCAGATTGAGTCTGGAGAACAAAACGTACAAAGATTTGATGATCTGCTAGCGGCATTTGAAAATTGTATTTCAGCATGGTTAGCAACAGAGCATTTGTTTGATGGAACTGACTTGGCTAGAGTTTGGCTTGTTATTGAGGATGATTTCGAAAAATATATTTGTGGTGAAGGTAGCAAGTCTCCATTAATACAGTCGCTGAATAAATTAACCGCAACTAGATTTGTATTTGACTCTAAGTAAAAGCTTAGACAGTTAAAGTAAGGTCTGATACTCCTAGACTGAGTTATCGCAAGAAGCCACTGGTTCGCTGGTGGCTTTTTTATCGATTTAATATGCTGTTGACTATTGTCGTTGCCTGATCTGATGTATTTGCGTTCGCTCACGACATCATCTGTCTTAACTATCGGAGAGAGACTTATGGCTTCAGGCAGAAAATATAGGCAGGCCTCCCATGAGGGGCGCGGGTCCTTTCCGGCAGTCTGGCATGTTACGGGGCGGCGACCTCGCAGGTTCTCGCTATTTATGAAAATTTTCAGGATTTTGTCTTTTCTGTTCTTCTTCTTTCTAAGTGTCTGTCTTTGCGGGGGATAACCCACCGCAAGAAAGGAAGTGATAAAGCCTGGTAGTAGTCATTTTACCCGGTATGGTTTCCTTACCCTGTTTTTCGCCTGGAGTATGTCATGGAGGTCAATAAAAAACGCCTTTCAGAGATTTTTGGTGTCAGCATCCGCACGATCCAGAACTGGCAGGATCAGGGAATGCCGGTTGCGCGCGGTGGCGGAAAAGGGAATGAAGTGCTTTATGACTCTGCCGCCGTAATCGAATGGTATTCCGCCCGTGACGCAGCGATAGAAAACGAAAAGCTACGCAAAGAGGTTGAACAGCTGAGAGTTGATTCAGAATCAGACCTTCTGCCTGGCACGATTGATTATGAGCGCCATCGGCTTACCCGAGCCCAGGCTGATGCTCAGGAACTAAAAAATGCAAAAGAGTCCGCTGAGGTGGTGGAGACCGCATTCTGCACGTTCGTGCTGTCGCGGATTGCCGGAGAAATTGCCAGTATCCTTGATGGAATACCTCTGTCGGTTCAGCGGCGCTTTCCGGAACTGGAAAATCGACATATTGATTTCCTCAAGAAGGACATCATAAAAGCCATGAACAAAGCAGCTGCGCTGGATGAAATGATACCGGGGTTGCTGAGTGAATATATCGAACAGTCAGGTTAAGGGGCTACAGCACTCCGCGCGCTCGGGGCTCCGTTCGTTGTACCGGCCAGAACCGCAAACGGCGGTTGAGTGGGCAGACGAAAATTATTACCTTCCAAAAGAGTCTGCTTATCAGGAAGGGCGCTGGGAAACGCTGCCGTTTCAGCGTGCGATAATGAATGCGATGGGTAATGACTATATCCGCGAGGTCAATGTCGTTAAGTCTGCCCGAGTAGGCTATTCAAAAATGCTGCTCGGCGTGTATGCGTATTTCATCCAGCATAAACAGCGTAACTCGCTTATCTGGTTACCTACCGACGGTGATGCAGAAAACTTCATGAAATCCCATGTCGAACCGACAATCCGGGACATCCCCTCACTGCTGGCGCTGGCGCCCTGGTACGGTAAAAAGCACCGGGATAACACGTTGAGTATGAAACGTTTCTCGAATGGGCGAGGTTTCTGGTGCCTCGGTGGTAAAGCTGCAAAAAACTACCGTGAAAAATCTGTTGATGTGGCGGGTTATGACGAGCTGGCGGCATTTGACGATGATATCGAGAAAGAGGGCTCTCCAACGTTCCTGGGGGATAAACGAATTGAAGGGTCGGTCTGGCCTAAATCGATACGAGGATCCACACCCAAAATTAAAGGGACATGCCAGATTGAACGTGCCGCCAAGGAATCGGAGCATTTCTTGCGCTTCCATGTTCCCTGCCCACACTGTGGGGAGGAGCAGTTCCTAAAATTCGGCGATAAAGAGACGCCATTCGGGTTCAAATGGACGCCGGGCGATCCTGCCAGCGTTATATATCTTTGTGAACACAATGCCTGCTTAATTAAACAGCAGGAGCTCGATTTTTCGCAGGCGCGGTACATCTGTGATGAAACCGGGATCTGGACGCGCGACGGACTTTGCTGGTTTTCATCATCGGGTACCGAAATTGATCCGCCTGACAGCGTAACCTTTCACGTCTGGACGGCCTATAGCCCCTTCACAACCTGGGTGCAAATCGTCAAGGACTGGATCAAGACTAAAGGCGACACGGGAAAGCGTAAGACGTTCGTCAACACAACGCTTGGTGAAACGTGGGAGCCTAAAATTGGTGAGCGTCCTGATGCTGAGGTGATGGCCGAACGTATTGAGCACTTCGGAGCCAGGGTGCCGGAACGCGTGGCCTATCTTACTGCCGGTATTGACTCCCAGCTTGACCGTTACGAAATGCGTGTCTGGGGCTGGGGGCCTGGCGAGGAAAGCTGGCTTATCGACAAAATTATCATTATGGGTCGCCATGATGATGAATCCACGCTTCTGAGGTTGGATGAGGCGATCAATAAAACCTATCCGAGGCCTAACGGCGTTGAGATGCTTATTTCCCGCATCTGCTGGGATATCGGCGGCATAGACCCAACGATTGTTTATAACCGCTCGAAAAAGCATGGTCTATTTCGTGTCATCCCCGTTAAAGGCGCATCTGTCTACGGCAAACCCGTGGCGAATATGCCTCGTAAGCGTAACAAGAACGGCGTTTATCTCACTGAGGTAGGAACAGACACCGCGAAAGAGCAGATTTATAACCGTTTCACGCTGGTGGCAGAAGGCGACGAACCGCTGGCGGGAGCGGTTCACTTCCCTAATAACCCTGAAATATATGATTTAGCTGAGGCTCAGCAGCTTACGGCTGAAGAGCAGGTTGAGAAGTGGGTAGACGGGAAGAAAAAAATCGTCTGGGACAGTAAAAAACGACGAAATGAGGCGCTTGACTGTTTTGTCTATGCACTTGCAGCTCTGCGGATAAGTATCTCCCGCTGGCAGCTGGATCTGGATTCTCTTCTGGCCAGCTTACGGGAAGAAGACACTGGCCGTAAAAATAATAAATCTCTGGCTGATTATGCCAGGGCATTAGCGGGAGATGAATAATGGCAACACAGGCTGAACTGGATGCCGCGCGCGCAGCGTTACATGATCTGATGATGGGAAAACGGGTTGCGACGGTACAGAAAGACGGTCGAAGGGTGGAATTTACGGCGACGTCAGTCAGCGATCTGAAAAAGTACATCGCCGATCTAGAGTCACAGGTCGGTACCACTTCACGACGCCGCGGGCCGGCAAGGTTCTACGCATGAAAATTCCTTCTTTAGTTGGCCCCGACGGGAAAACCTCCCTGAGGGAATATGCAGGCTATCACGCCGGTGGCGGCGGATTCGGTGGGCAGCTAAATGCCTGGAATCCTCAGAGTGAAAGTGCCGACGCCGCACTTCTGCCGAACTTCGCCCGGGGGAATGCCCGTGCTGATGATCTGGTCCGTAACAATGGTTATGCGGCAAACGCCGTTCAGCTTCACCAGGATCACATCGTCGGGTCTTTTTTCAGACTGAGTTACTGCCCGAGCTGGCGTTATCTCGGCATTAAAGAAGAGGAAAGCCGAGCATTTGCCAGGGAGGTGGAGGCCGCCTGGTATGAATATGCGGAGGATGACTTTTGCGGGATTGATGCCGAGCGCAAGCGTACCTTTACGATGATGATCCGTGAAGGCGTTGCGACGCACGCATTTAACGGTGAACTGTGCGTCCAGCCCACCTGGGACAGTGATTCATCGCGACTTTTTCGCACGCAATTTAAAATGGTTAGTCCAAAACGCGTGAGTAATCCCGGTAATACAGGTGACACGCGTAACTGTCGCGCGGGTGTCAAAATCAGTGATAGCGGCGCAGCGCTGGGGTACTACGTCAGTGAAGACAGCTATCCTGGCTGGATGTCGCAAAAATGGACCTATATACCACGGGAACTGCCGGGCGGAAGGCCATCATTCATCCATATTTTTGAACCGCTTGAGGATGGACAGACCCGCGGCGCAAACGTGTTTTACAGCGTGATGGAGCAGATGAAAATGCTCGACACACTGCAAAATACTCAGCTCCAGAGCGCAATTGTAAAAGCTATGTATGCGGCGACAATCGAGAGCGAGCTTGATACCGATACGGCGATGGACTTTATCCTCGGCGCGGATAGTAAGCAGCAAAATAAGCTGACGGGCTGGCTTGGCGAAATGGCAGCATACTACGCTGCAGCGCCGGTTCGCCTCGGTGGCGCGAAAGTGCCTCATCTTATGCCTGGCGATTCCCTGAACCTTCAGTCAGCACAGGATACCGATAACGGTTATTCCACCTTTGAACAATCACTCCTGCGCTATATTTCGGCCGGTCTTGGTGTTTCGTATGAGCAGCTTTCCCGTAACTACTCTCAGATGAGCTATTCGACGGCGCGCGCCAGCGCCAATGAATCCTGGGCGTTCTTTATGGGGCGTCGCAAGTTTGTCGCGGCCCGGCAAGCCTGCCAGATGTTCGTCTGCTGGCTCGAAGAGGCGATTGCGCGCCGGGTTGTCACGCTCCCGTCCAAAGCCAGGTTTAGCTTCCAGGAGGCGAGAACTGCCTGGGGTAACGCCAACTGGATTGGCTCGGGGCGCATGGCTATTGATGGGCTGAAGGAGGTGCAGGAGGCCGTGATGCTGATTGAGGCTGGTCTCAGCACATATGAGAAGGAGTGTGCCAAACGCGGAGATGACTATCAGGAAATATTTTCTCAGCAGGTGCGTGAAACTATGGAGCGCCGAAGCGCGGGACTTAAACCTCCGGCATGGGCGGCAGCTGCATTTGAATCTGGGCTGAAAAAATCAAACGAGGAGGTAAAAGATGACGCCAGAGCTGCGTAATCTCCCGCATATTGCCAGCATGGCCTTCAATGAGCCGCTGATGCTTGAACCCGCCTACGCGCGGGTTTTCTTTTGCGCGCTGGCAGGCCAGCTGGGTATCACCCGACTGACTGATTCCGCTTCTGGCGTCTCGCTCAGCGGTGAACAAATTGCAGAGCCGCTGGCGCTGTTTGGCGATGACGAGGAAATGGGGCCCCGGCCAGCGCGGAGCTATCAGGTAACAAACGGGATCGCGGTGCTGCCCGTTTCCGGGACGCTGGTCAGCAAAACCCGGTCACTTCAGCCTTATTCTGGTATGACGGGCTATAACGGGGTCATTGCCCGACTGCAGCAGGCAATGAGCGATCCAGGCGTAGACGGTATTCTGCTGGATATGGACACGCCGGGCGGGATGGTGTCCGGGGTTTTCGACTGTGCCGACATTATTGCCCGGATGCGGGATATCAAGCCCGTTTGGGCGCTGGCAAATGATATGAACTGCAGCGCAGGGCAGCTAATTGCCAGTTCTGCATCGCGACGACTTGTCACGCAAACGGCCAGAACCGGCTCCATCGGCGTCATGATGGCGCACAGTAATTATGGCGCTGCGCTGAAAACTAACGGCGTTGAGGTCACGCTGATTTACAGCGGCGATCATAAAGTCGACGGCAACCCCTACGAAAAACTACCAAAGGACGTTCGCGCTGATTTTCAGACGCGCATCGATGCCACTCGTCAGATGTTTGCCGAAAAGGTTTCCGCTTATACCGGAATGTCAGTGCAGGCCGTACTGGACACCGAAGCGGCCGTCTTCTCCGGCCAGGAGTCCGTGGATAACGGTCTGGCGGATGAACTTGTTAACAATACCGACGCGCTCAGCGTGATGCGTGAAGCACTCGACAGACGCAAAAAAACAACCACTGGAGGAACTATGCCATCACCTTCTGCATCTGCAGCGACCAATCAGCCAGCTGACCAGGCAGTAACACAGACGACTGCACCGGCTGAGAAGGTCACCACCGTTGACACAACAACTGCTGCCTTAACGGCCCCGGCAGACCTCAGCGCTCAGGTATCGGCAGCAGTAGCCGCCGAGAATGGTCGCATCATGGGTATTCTGAACTGCGAAGAGGCAAAAGGTCGTGAATCACAGGCCCGTGCGCTGGCCGAAACGCCGGGCATGACGGTCGAGAGTGCACAGCGCATTCTGGCCGCGGCGCCGCAAAGCGCCCAGGCGCGTACCGATACGGCGCTGGATCGCCTGATGGAAACCGCACCAGGCGCTCTTTCAGCAGGGAATGCCTCTGCTGAAGCCGGCGACGATTTGTTAAACACCCCCGTTTAAGAGGCTAACATGGCAATCACCGAAGTATTTACTCATCACCAGCCGCTCGGTAACAGCGATCCGGCACACACCGCGTATGCACCGGGCGAACTGACAGCATCCACCCCGGCAATGACCCCGCTCATGCTCGATGCTACGTCCGGCAAGCTAACCGTCTGGGACGGTGAGCATGCAGGTGCAGCAACCGGCATTCTGGCGGTTACCGCTGACCAGAGCAGTGCTGAACTGGCATTCTATAAATCCGGTTCTTTCCGCATCGAAGATGTGCTCTGGCCAGCTGCCGTCACCGACGAAAATATCAAGCGTAACGCGTTCGCCGGTACTGCGATCAGCATCGTTTAATCACCCTCAACTTTCATAAAAGCCGCTTATGCGGCTTTTTTACGGGAAAAATCTATGTCAGTTTACACAACAGCCCAGCTTCTGGCGGTCAATGAGAAGAAATTCAAGTTCGATCCGCTCTTCCTGCGTATCTTCTTTCGCGAAACTTATCCCTTCAGTACAGAAAAAGTCTACCTGTCGCAAATTCCGGGCATGGTCAATATGGCGCTGTACGTATCGCCGATTGTCTCCGGGAAAGTGATTCGTTCCCGTGGTGGCAGCACGTCGGAATTTACACCGGGGTATGTGAAGCCAAAGCACTTAGCATGGCTTTCTGAGGCTTTCGTATAGTTGCTGGTTTTTGCACTTAATTGTTTGATAATTATGGTTAAGTTTTTCTGGCGCTTTCACTGGATTTTCCTCGTTTTCTGTGCGTTGCAATCACTTCTGTATTGCAGTTTGTATTGCTTTTTGGGGGCAAAAAATGGCTGGTGAGAACAAATTGAGCGACAAGGCGCTTAAAGGATACCTGGGAAAATCCAGAGAAAAGCAGATCACTGTAGCGGATGGGAAGGGTCTTTCCGTTCGTGTGAGTAAGAAGGGGGCTGTAAGTTTTGTTTTCTTCTACAGGTTAGCTGGTGGTCTGACTGCCCCGGTCTGGTTAACGCTAGGTAAGTATCCGGATATGTCGCTAAAACAAGCCAGGGAGAAGCGGGATGAGTGCCGGGCGTGGCTTGCAGAGAAACGAGATCCACGCATACAGATAAAGATTCAGTCCGAGGAGCGTCTTAGGCCGGTTACTGTTCAGGACGCTCTCTGTTATTGGTACGAAAATTACTGCAAGGTTCGTCGCAAAACCCATGCTGTAACTCTGGGCCGTTTTCGAAAACATGTTTTTCCCTTTATCGGGCATCTGCCTGTAAATGACACTCATCTTTATGAATGGCTCGACTGTTTTGACCGGATTAAACGAAATGCACCTGTTATGGCCGCTTATGTATTTTCTGACACAAAACTGGCACTTCGTTTTTGCCGGGTTCGCCAGTACGCAACCTGCGATGCACTAAAGGACTTGCGCATGACCGATGTTGGCCAGGCGGCAGGTAAGCGTGATCGGGTTCTTGATGAGGCCGAGTTAGGGCAGCTCTGGAAAGCTATCTTTGTTGAACCTGATATCAAGTTAATGTCCGAATACGCCAGGAAAATGTTTGTTCTTTGCACGGTTTTCGGATGCCGCATGAGTGAGGCCCGGTTATCAGAATGGAAGGAATGGGATCGAAAAAACTGGGTATGGTCCGTACCAAAAGAACATTCAAAAACTGGAGTAGAAATTGTAAGGCCAGTACCCGAAGTCCTGAGGCAGTGGATAACGGATGTCTACGAGGAAACAAAGCATTCAGGCTATGTGCTGGGTAGTCTGCGTATCAGGGAAAGCGTAAGCAAAATTGGTGGAAAAATTGGTAAGCGGCTGGGCCACGAAAAGCAATGGTCTCTACATGACCTCAGGCGAACGCTTTCAACCCATCTAAGTGATTTGGGCGTTGAGTTTCATGTCGTGGAGCAGCTGTTAGGCCACGCATTACCTGGTGTGGCGGGTATTTATAACCGAAGTAAATTTATGGCGAAGAAACAGGACGCGTTAGAACTCTGGATGACATACCTCAATAGCATCTCAGGTGCTGAGTCAAAAGTGACAATCCTCAAACAAAAGGCTGGTTAACATGAAAAAAATGGCAGTTGTTGATAAAAAGGGTCTCGAGTACATTCCTAACATTGACCGTATGATCCGTGAGAAAGAGTGTCGGGAACTGACTACTCTTGCGAACAGCACTCGCTGGAAGCTTGAGAAGGAAGGGAAGTTTCCTAAGCGTATAAAAATTGGTGCTACAGCTGTGGCATATCGCCTCTCTGAAGTGCAGGCATGGATTCGAGGTGATTGGATAGAGACATAATATTTGGAAAATCAATGACTAGAATTATTAATACTTTGTGCCCTTATAGCCTTATCCCATTAAGCCAAATAGAACAAAATGGAGAGCATGTTGTATTGGCTGGATTAGGTGCGCCGGAAAGTTTTACTGTTAATGCATCAAAAGAAGAAAATACTCGAATTAACAATTTACTGGATGAGCCATTCCTAGGGATGGGAATAATAAAATTACTTTCATCTATCTCTGGTCTTCAATCAAGGAGTGGTGTAGTTAAGCCATTCTTCAATGGTGTTACAGGGAATGGAGATGAGGTGCTTGTTAGGATGTCTCCTAGTGAAGTGACATTGAAAGTTAAAATTCCAGTTGTAAAGGATGCAAATGGTGATATTGTTGCGGTGACTGGTTACGAAGATGAGGTACAAAATACTTTGTCTTCAATTACTAAAAAATATGAGGCTAAAGGATTTACTGTAAGAACTTCAGATCCTATAAATCGTGAGGCTGAAGTTGCACTTAACTTCAATTTGGACCTTGATTTATTAAATTATCAATATTTGAAGGTGGCTTATCTTACGATGGTCTACGTTTTTGGAGATATAGGAATTCAGTGCTCAGTTGCAAATGAAATCAGAAATATCATTCTGAATAAGTTACCAATACCTCAGTTTTTAAAAGGCGTCCGTTCTCTGCCATGGGATGTCAATAAGTTCCCGTTTCTACCAAAAGTTGACATTCATAAACATATTGTTGCAAGTTTTAACCTGGGTGCTGAAATATTTTGTGTGGTGTCGTTTTTTGGTACATTCAATAAAATATTTATGATTGAAAATGAGTTCGTCAATAAGGAGGATATCTTTGGTGAGATATACGAAATAGACTATAAGACAAGAAAGATAAATAGAAAGGACTTTCCTCAGCACTTTACTGAGATTGCAGATGATATGCAATTTTAATCGTTAGCTTTAAATCAACTGATTTGAGAAAGCACTCAAATCAGTTGGTGGTTTATGGGGATATTTTTAGCAATGTATTGCTATATTGTAATCTGCAGTACAAATTATTAAAGATCGTACTGTTTTTTTCAGGGTCAATATTTCTTTGGATTGAGTGTTGAAGGTTCGCACAATACTTATCATGCTCAATGCTGTTCTGTATTCCATCCTTGAAAAGGATGGTTGTAAGCATTATGGCGAAAATAATACATATAAAGAAACAAAAAAACATTGCTTTCTTATTGATTTCTGAATTTACAACGCTTGTCACTCCTGCTCTATAAATACATACAAGGCCAAATAAAATAATAAACCCGTCCAGCATGAGTAATACGGGGTCAGCGTATTTTAATAAAGGCTGGGCAAAGAAAGCCATTCCGAAGCTAAGTATTACATATGAATAAAAAAAAGCTGAAAAATAAGCCTTGCGCTTCTCTAAAGCATTGATCTCCTGATTTGTCGGGATTTTGTTGATTTCCGCATCTAAGTATCTAAAAAAATTACGTAGCATTTATTACATTCCTTACTAGGAATTACTTGTCAATGATCTTTGTATTTTACATTTGAGTTACGCAATTTCTCTCGACATGCTTCTTTTACCCATGAACTGAAGTTTCCTGCTCCGGCGGCAGCGTTGATCTGTTCAAGTAAATCGTCTTCGAAACGAATGTTTTTTTTGGTGCTACCTGAGCGTTCAAAAGCAGCTTTCGAATTTTTATCTTGCATTGGTACGTACCGTTAGGTTAGGCTGGAATTCTCATGGTACGTACCAAATTGATTTTGTGCAACCATGAAATTATCGAAGCCCGGTAGTGCGCTAACACTGACCGGGCCTCTAACCTAACCGTTAACTGGAGTAACGACTATGGCTGGAACACAGCATACCCAAACTCACCCCAAATTTACATGGCTATTCCTTGGCACACCGAATGGCCACGCCTGCACTCCCGTAGTTCTGCGCACCGTCGCCGAGAACGAAGATACTGCCCGTAAAGCATTCTGCGGCTGGAAGTTAACCTTCGCCGCAAAAATTCGAACCGAAAGCCCGCTTTCAGTGTCGTTTATGGACCCTGAAAGCCAAATCCTGTGGAGCATTCTGGGTAGCGATCCTTACAGCGCAGATGCCGTGCCAATGGAGGTGCGTCATGCATAAGTCCGACTTACCCGCAGATTACGAGATCCGCGTACTGGTGACGGTCAAAAACGGTCAGGTTACAGAGCGCCGCCTTCGTCCGAACGAAATCGTGGCCACACCGGAAGGTTTTATTCAGGCAGTTCGTCAGGCTGCTGATGCACACGGTTTAACTGCTACCAACAAGGAATAAATTTCATGGTGAAAAAATTAAATCGGGCACAGCCTGAGGGCATCGCTCAACCAAAAATCGAGCTTAACAGCCGCTGGAAAGATTCTCTCGGGGAAAAAATTACTGTCACAGGCGTAACGGATAGCCGTATTACGTATGTCCGGGATGGGTACTCCCATGAATGTGTTTTTTCTGAGTACCGGTTCCGAAATGAATTTATTTACCTTCCTGCGGAAAGCCGGGAGTGGCAGGAGGCCGTAAAAGAAAATGGGCGTAAAAAAGTCGCTGCTTTGCGATCTTCTCTGCCGCTGAGTGTTGGATCTGACGGATGGGATAAGGGGCTGAAATGAAGAACGCACCGAACCTGAAACACCTGCCAAAGGAAAAATTAACTGAGGCCGTTGTCTTTGCCGGGTCTGATGCATTCGCCCATGCCAAGGGATGGGAAGAGGGGCTTGGTAAACAGATCGCCGAAGACACTATCCCTCCCATTTACCTTGGGCCAAAACAGCTGGCAGAGCTTGATAACCTGCGCATTGTGGATGATGGCCGTCGTGCCGCGCGCATATATCTGGCCGGGAACATTGAGCCTATCCAGATTAATAATATTGCCGAAAAACTGGCTCTGGCTGGTGTGCAGGATGCCAAATTGTACAAAGGCATTCCCGACCAGGAGCCGGAGGACTGGAGAGAATATCTTTCCCGTCTACGCGAACATATTGATGTCTCTGTGAGGGAGATGTCATTGCGGCACAGTTTACCGTTAAGCGTGGGCTTTGATGGGTACGATCAGGAGCAGGATTATACGTTAAAGAATTATCTCCCCTCTAACAGCCTTAGCAGCATATACGGCCCTAGCGGTTCGTATAAAAGTTTTCTGGCGGTGTCCTGGGCTTGCCACGTTGCAGCCGGGATGAAGTGGGCTGGGAAGTCGGTATCAGCCGGCGCTGTGATGTACGTAGTGGGTGAAGGTGGTATTGGCGTTCCGCGGCGAATAAAGGCGTGGGAGAAAAAACACGGTGTGAAACTGAATAATCTGTATCTGGTAAACCGTCCGGTTTTCCCGGTTCGTCGTGAGGAAATGCAAGAGATGATCAATGCTGCGCGTGACGTTAAGTCCAGAACGGGGCAGCCGGTTCGCCTGATTGTCGTAGATACTCTGGCGCGGTGCTTCGGTGGTAACGATGAAAACGATGCTCGAGACATGGGGGCCTTTATCGAAGGCTGCGACGTCATCAAGCGTGAGACTGGCGCCACGTTGCTGGTGGTGCATCATTCAGGAAAAGACGATACCAAAGGCGCACGAGGTTCCAGTGCTTTCAGGGCAGCTTTGGATGCAGAATTTAACATTCGCCGCGAAGGTGACGGCGGAGCGATAATTCTGACCTGTACGAAGATGAAGGATGCGGAGGAACCTAAACAGGCCGCATTCGATTTGCGCCCGGTGGAACTGTTTACGGATCGTGATGGCGAACTTATTTCTTCGCTGGTGGTTAATGATGTTCCTAGAGAGGCAAAAGGAGTAGATCCTGAGTTGGTAGGGATAGCGAAGTTAACAGGTAATCATATGGCTCTATGGCAAGCTATCCGAAGTAGAACAATGCAAGGTGAACCTTGTACCAGGGCTGTTCTGCGCGATGATTTGAAAGCGATGGGCACTGATACTAAGCACTTTAGCCGCTGGGTTCAAAAGTTGGTTGATGATGGATTGATTATCCCGAATGGTGACGTATTAACTATACAATCGTTAAGAGAAGTGGGTTAGAAAGTGGGTAGTAAGTGGGGAGGGCTGGGGGAGTCCCTATGTTTTCCCCACTTTGCGCCTATATACTTAGACAAAGTGGGTAAAAACGCTCTAACCCCCGTCACTACTGGCTTTTAGGCGGTTAACCAAAAATGCTGGTGGGCAGTAAGTGGGGAGTGGGCGAAGTGGGTATAATGTGGGTAATCGAACATAATTTCATCAAGTAAGGTAAGGGAAATGATTAGAACAGAGGCCCTTAGAGCTTTGATCAAAGAAATTGATGATGACTTTTGTCGCGAATCTGTTCCTATTCCTCAGCGGACAATGAGATGTATGGCAATTCTTAGTCAGAAACTTCAGGTTAATTTACCTATTTATGCTTCCAAAGAGAAAAGCTACATGTCCGAAGGGCATCGGATCTCATATGTTATATCAGCATGGTATGACGAAATGTATGGCAATAGAAAAAATAAAAATATCGACATTGGTTATGTGCTGCTTTTAGTTCGCGGTGATTTAATGGTTTGCAGAATTCCAAACTTTATGGGGGAATGCTGCTTCCTCATTGAGGAGGATTTGAGCGTTAAAATGGCCCCTAACGAAACTAATATCCTATTGATGATGGACGGCATGACTCAGGCATTTTCTTCAAGTCTTTCTTATGAAGAAAAAGAAGAGATATTTAACCAATTTGAAAAAGGCCTTAATGCCTCAGTTATTATATCGGAGTGGTTGGGTAGCGATCTGGATATTATAAAAGCTGCGGTCAATGACTTAAAGATTATTGAATCTAATATTAAGTCTAACTTTAGACATCTAGGTAATGCGAAATGGTCCTACAATCAATTTGTAGAGAAGATTCTGAAATCATGGTTGCTGAAAGCAGGTTTAGAGCGAAGTTGTCTGAAAAATTATAGCCATAATCTTGCGGCGGCTGCTAAAAAATTCAATGAATATTATCATGAGAAAATTGATCTGAGCTTACTTGATGGTATCAAAGGTGGGGCAGGTTTACGTTATGACGAAATAGATGTTGATGAATGCGAGTTAATACAAGTGCAGAACGATGTTTTTGAAGTTGTAAACATGATTGGCGGTTGCCCTAAGTTACATTGATAGAAATAGAGGGTCTTATCTAGACCCTCTATTTCAATTACCGAAGCATTCAATTTTGTTATTTTGGAGGAAATAACTCGATTGAAGATAACAGGGCTTTAAAGCTAAGGGAAACCTGCAGCTAATTTTATACGTTATTGCACTCCATTGCATACCCCATACCACTTTTTGCAGTGATAGCATTATCCCTGCAACGGACTCTATTTGTATTTTTAATGAGGTAATTTATGTCAGGTTTATACACTCCAGCGGCACTTGTCCGGGTTGTAAGTGCCGAGGATATTCAGAAGCAACTCAAAACACTGTTCACAGATTTATTCTTTACCCGTGCGGTAACATTCGAAACCCGCGATATCATACTGGACACGATTGACGATCCCAATATTCCGATCGCAGCATTCTGCTCACCAATGGTAGGCAGTAAGGTGGCACGCGATGAGGGTTATGAATCGAAATCCATCCGTCCGGGTTACATGAAGCCCAAAAGCAGCATTGATCCGAATAAACTGGCCGTTCGTCCGGCGGGTGTAACCTCTGAGCAATACAGCTCGCTCGATGCACGAAATATTAAAGTCAAACAGGCCATACTGAAGCAATCCATTGCTATCCGGGCGCGTATTGAATGGCTGGCTGTTCAGGCCGTTACTACCGGGAAAAATATCATTGAAGGAGAAGGGATCGAACGCTACGAACTGGACTGGAATATCAAATCCCAGAACATGATCACTCAGGCTGGTGGCGCTGCATGGTCAGGTAAAGACAAAGCGACATTTGATCCAAATGACGACATTGAAACCTACTCAGAACTGAGCGAAGGCGTTACTAATATCATCATTATGGGAGGGAATGTCTGGAAGAAATACCGCTCATTCAAAGCGATCAAAGATGTACTTGATACACGTCGCGGATCTAATGCCCAGCTTGAAACAGCACTGAAAGACCTGGGCGATTCAGTGAGCTTTAAGGGCTATATGGGCGATGTTGCAATCGTCGTTTACAGCGGTCGCTATACCGACGAAGACGGCACAGAAAAATATTTCCTTGACCCGGATTTGATGGTGCTGGGTAACACTGCGCTACAGGGCATTGTAGCTTATGGTGGAATTCAGGATCCCGAACTCATCCGCATGGGCATCACCAAAGCAGAACTTGCTCCCAAGAATTACATCGTACCTGGTGACCCGGCGATTGAATATGTCCAGACACATTCCGCACCGCAACCAATCCCGGCCCGCATTAACCGTTTTGTCACCGTTCGTGTGGCTTAAGGAGCATTTATGACTGCAAATTACATTGAGCTGGTGGCCGGCACTGAAGCGCTGGTATCTACGCTGGGGATTTTTGCTGGTGGGAAAGGCGTAATCCCTGCGCTGACACCGCTGATGCTGGATGCGACTACTGGTGCTCTGGTTGCATGGGATGGCGTTGAAGCAGGGCAAGCTGTTTATGTGTCCTGCTTCAGCGTCGATACCGCAAGCCAGACACAGGCGCAGGTTTACAAGACTGGTGTGCTGAATGTCGATGCTCTCAACTGGCCGGAAGAGGTTACAACTCTCTCGGCAAAGATTGCCGCCTTTGTTGGTTCGGGTATTTCTGTTCAACCTCTGGCGCACGTGTGAGGAGATAACGATGAAAGTTAAAGACAAAAGCCTGATGGCAACCGCCGATGCTCTCTATCCGGATCCGGTAGTGAACGAGCTGCAGGAGCTCGCAGACAAGATGAAAGTCAGTGAGCGCCTGGTTGATATGAATCAGGTGATAGAACTCACCACACTAAGCCGACGTACATTGCTCAACCTCGAAGCTCGAGGCGAGTTTCCGGTGCGTGTACAGGTCACTGAAGGGCGTAAGGCATGGTATCTGAGCGAAGTTATCGAGTGGATCAATAACATTCCTCGCAGCTCTGAAACATGTCAGGTCCCTGTGCCCGTCAAACCAGATGCATCACTATGCCTAAAGGCTGAGCGAGTTCGCCGACAGGCCCAGAACGGCAAAAGCAAGCTGATCGGCTAGGTGAGTCTGCCCGATTGACCCGGCGAAAGTGCGCGGGTCCTTTCGGGCAGTTTGGCTTTCTACGGGGCGGCGACCTCGCGGAAAAGCGCTATTTATGAGTTTTTATGAGAGGTAGGTGGTGGTGTTGTTATTTCATCTAAATATATGATTTAAAATGATATTTACATAGAAATATAGCCACTTACGCAGTTCAAAATAATACAGAGGAACAAATGACCCAGCATCTGCTCAACAAGAAGAACATGGCGAAAAGTTGTAAGGTCGGTGTAACTGCTTTCGACAAATGGGGCGTAGAACCAGTAAAGCGTGCCGGACGCGAAGCGTTTTATGATGTGGCAAGCGTTGTAAGTAACAGGGTTGAAAATGAACTGAGTAAGATTATGGAACAGGGGGGTGACATAGATGATGCTGAACTTTTGAAAGCTCGAATACGACTTACTAACGCTCAGGCAGATGCACAGGAGTTGAAGAACGCCCGTGAAACAGGGGAGGTGATTGATACGGCATTCGCTACATATGCCTTATCAAAATTAGCTGGAGAAGTTGGAGCCATTATGGATAGTCTTCCCTTGGCTATCAGTCGACAGTTTCCAGGTATGGAAAAAAGATATCTGGACTCAATTAAAAAGGAGGTCAGTAAGGCGATGAATCGAGCTTCTCATATTTCAGATGAAATACCAGAAATGGCTGAGCGGTACATATGTGAAAATCAGAAGGGCAAATGATCTATAGTTCTAGATGCACCGCAAATGGTAGCGATGCATCATTTTTTACAAGAGGAATTGTTGGCGTGATATTTCATCCTCAATGTTTTTGAGGAAGTCTAAATGATTTGCGATGCCATGATACCCAGGATATATACGAGGGTAGTCATATCCCATCAATATTAACAACCGATATAGCTCCATTCGCTGGGAGTTTGGTAATGTGACTTTTATAAAAAGCGGTTCATCTCCAAGATTCGTATTTGAGCTACTTGTTAGTTCATCAAATACAACTTCATCCAATGGTCTGGTGTCAACTTTGTCTTTTTGGCCTAATATAATATCCCTTTGTTCATGTGGAAGTAAGAAAACTTCTCTTGGGAAAATATTTCGTTTAAGTATGGATGAGCAATATGTGAAAAGGCCTTTTTGTGCTGTCACGTTATCGTTGTTTTTATAATTTGGTGTGAAGAAGTTTATTCTGTTTACTTTTCCGGATTTTTTCAACAAAGTTATCCAGTTGGCATTCATAGCCCAAACACATAAATCCTCTTTGCTTTCAACTTCAGAAGTGCAAGCAAAAAAACATGCTGTCAGTGCATCATGTGTCCAATCCATAAGTCTGGTTGGAATACCATAATGTTGAGCTAAAGCTGCAAGCTCTAATAATTCTTTAGGTAGCCATTCTTCATCTTCATGACGATCAGCTACCACAAATTGATTTGTAACTAAATGAATGTCATCCTTAAACCAACGTTCTGTGGGTGGTGTAAATAACCCATTTCTATTGGATATTTTATAAAACTGCCTAAGTATGGCTGTTTCGGCTTGAATTTGTTTTGATTCAAACAATAAATCTGTTTCTGTTATTGATATCCTTGCGCTCATGGCTTGAATTCTTTTGATTATTGAGCTGTCTCTTCTTAGAACCGATGGGATAAGTTTATGATTTGCATTTCCATGCCCTCTGAAAATAAAATTTCTGAAGTCAAATTCTTTATTTAAATACGGTGAGAAATAACTAAGGAAGTCTTGTGCTGTCTCAAGGTTTATTTCGATGTTTTTTTTGAGGACTTCTTCTTTGTTCATCATATTTATGCTCTTGAGTTATTAAAGGGGCTTTCGCCCCTATGAGTTTAGCATTGTGGTAAAGAAAGAAGATTGTTGTTCCATTTGCCATCGGCATAAGTTCGAATAAATTTCTTTCGTCCATCTTTGGGATCTACAACGCCAACATAGGCTATGTTGCCATATGCATCAGTTACATGAAACGTATGCTCATTTTTTTCAATAGCCGCAATAACTTGCGCAACTGTCCATTTGCTCCCTTTAGGGTTGAATTGAGGGCTGCCTACATGAGTAATATGCTCGTGAATAGCATTTGTATCAGAGAGTGTAATGCATGTGATACGTACATCAGTCATAAGAATCTCCTTATCGCTATGTGAAGGAAAAAAAATCTAAACTGATTAATCAAACTTCAAACTTCAAAGTTCTAGTAAGAACATATGAGAGCAATGTATTGCAGTCTGTATTGCAAGAGCGCAATTTACCCTTTTTTTTTAGTATCTTTTTTGTTTTCAGTCAATCTCATACGTTCATATTTGACTCATGTAGCCTAAACACGAAGTGAATCCGCTGATGACCCTCCGCCGCCTGCCTGATGAAGATCCACAGAATCTGGCCGACCCTGCCTATCGCCGCCGGCGCATCATTCTTCAGAACATGAAAGATGAAGAGCTTGCAATTGCGCAGGTAGAAGAAAAGCAGGCCGTTGCTGCAGTCCTCAGTGGTAAATACACCATGACCGGGGAAGCGTTTGAGCCGGTTGAAGTTGATATGGGACGCAGTGCCGGTAACAACATCACCCAGGCGGGTGCAGCAGCCTGGTCTTCTCGCGACAAAAAAACGTACGACCCGACCGATGATATTGAAGCGTACGCGCTTAACGCCAGCGGTGTGGTCAACATTATCGTCTTCGATCCAAAGGGCTGGGCGCTGTTCCGCTCCTTTGACGCGGTGAAGGAAAAGCTGGATACGCGTCGCGGCTCGAGCTCTGAGCTGGAAACCGCCGTGAAAGACCTGGGAATGGCCGTCTCTTATAAAGGGATGTATGGCGACGTGGCCATCGTTGTGTACTCCGGTCAGTACATCGAGGATGACGTCAAAAAGAACTACCTGCCGGATCTGACAATGGTGCTGGGAAATACCCAGGCGCGCGGTCTGCGTACCTATGGCTGCATTCTGGATGCAGATGCACAGCGTGAAGGCATTAATGCTTCAACGCGCTATCCGAAAAACTGGGTGCAAACGGGCGACCCGGCTCGCGAGTTCACCATGATTCAGTCAGCGCCGCTGATGCTGCTGCCAGATCCGGACGCGTTCGTTTCAGTCAAGCTGGCATAACTTTCCCCAGTGGCCCTGTTGGGCCACATTTCTGGAGTATTTCCCATGACAGAAAAAGAAACCCTTATCGCCCGACTGAAAGAGCTGGGCGTAAAGCTTGATCGTGAGGTCAACGTCACAGGCACCATCCAGGAGCTTACGTTACGTATTTCTGAGCTCGAAGAGGAACTCGACGAAGACGGAGAAGAGGGCGCTGAGGTGTCCGTTGCCAGCACTACTGCTGGCAGCACCTCGGGCCAGCCCGGCCCAGAGAACATCTCTGGCTCTATTACCGAGAATCCTGCGTCAAATGAACCCGGCGAGCTGGTGGCGGTTGAGACACTGGTGACCTTGCACATTGTTGCACTTCACGCCACACGCAACGAGTCCCTCTCTATTGTTGAGCCTGGTGTCGTTATTCGCGTGACCGACGCGGAGGCTACCGAACTGGTTTCTCAGGGGCTGGCCCGGGAAGTCTGACAGGGGGCCTAATGGCTGATTTCGATAATCTTTTTGATGAAGCGATGGCGCGCGCGGATACCACTATACGTGGAGTGATGGGCGCAGAGGCAAGGATAACCTCTGGATCTTTATCCGGCGTCACGCTCCGCGGGGTCTTTGACGATCCAGAGAACATTGGTTTCGCAGAAGCGGGGATCAGAATTGACGGAACCAAGCCGACGTTTTTTGTGAACTCATCGGATGTAAGCGGGCTGGAACGTCTGGACACGCTGAAGGTAAACGGGCGTGAATTTTGGGTTGATCGCGTGGGCCCGGATGATTGCGGTTCCTGCCATGTATGGCTGGGTAGTGGATCACCTCCCGGCGGATCGCGGCGTCGTTAAGGAGCATTCATGTCGATAAAAGGTCTTGAGCAGGCGATTGCTAACCTGGATAGCCTGGACAGAAATATGGTTCCCAATGCCAGCGCATGGGCTGTGAACCGGGTTGCTGCTAATGGTGTCTCGGTTGCCGTCCGAAGGGTGGCGAAAGAAACGGTAGCCGGTGATACCGGCATGTTAACGCTGCGGGGATGGCATGATGCAACAGGGGGCGGCTACACGTCATGGCAGTTAGCCTCTACGTCGCAGGGCCTCAAGTATCGTCAGGGAAACGGGACTGTTTCCGGCCTAACTAACGTTGGCTTTTCTACTACGCATACACTTTATTCAACGCAGAACACCACGAAAGCCAGCGACGGAACGCTCAAGGCTGCATCGCCGGTGATCAAAGTATTTTCAGATGGAACATACCAGACTAACGATGAATCTGAGGGCTGCACTGTAACCCGTCTGGCTACAGGTGAATATCGGATTGAAGGATGTCAGGGACTGAACTCAGACGCAGCATGGGGCGGCATCGATGGCGGTTTTGACATCCCTACCGATCGCAACAAGCAGCCGCTTATCTGGCTGGATTATGAGGTTAACGCCGATGGCTCGGTGCTGGTAAAAACCTATCACCGCACACACCCTGATACGCCAGAGTTCGCCAGGAACGAACTGGAAGGCGTGGGTGACGGTGATCCTGTCGACATTCCTTGCGACCAGTTCGTGTCTGTGCGCGTCGAAATGCCTGCTGATTCTTTATACAACCAAAAACTCAGTACGGCAGAGCTGTCCATGACTACCGATGCGGGTGAATAAAGGTCGGTTTGGGAGACACCAACACGGCCAACTTCGCAAGCCTCGAAATTGGTGCCAAAAAACCCTCTACTTCGAGCTTCGTTGATTTCCATTTTCTTGGCACTAACGACTATGACGCGCGCATTCTCTGCGGTGGTAATTCTAATGGTGCTATGGGGAAAGGTGACTTCACATTTTACGCCGGAAAATATGTTTTCATTGGCGACAGCTTCGAATTTCGTAACCCTATTACCTGTCAGAACAGCATTAGTGCTTCTGCAAAGATTTCGACCACTTCTGATATGGAGTGCAAAACTAAAATTGCTGTTTTAGCTTCAGTTGACAATCAAAATGCCCACCTATGGTTCTATGGTACCGGAGGGGCATCCAGGGGGGTTATTTACTCCAGTCAAACAGGAATTATCCAGATCCGTCCTGACAACAATGATAATGGCGGCTCTAACGGTTACTCGTTTGCATTTGGAGCTGATGGTAAGTTCACCTGCGTCACGATGAATCAGACCTCAGATGAGCGAGTGAAATTCGACAAAGAACCCGTCAGTAACGCTCTGGAGAAGATTTGCTCCCTGACGGGTTATACGTTCGGCATCCAACTGACTGAATCGGAATCGCTGCAGAGCGCAGGCATCATAGCTCAGGATTTGGAAAAGGTGTTGCCCGTCGCTGTAAGTTCTGGCGGGACCGGCACCACACCGACCGGAGAAGAGATTCACGATCTTAAAACCGTGGACTACAGTGCGATGAGCGCCTTGTATGTTGAGGCCATGAAGGAGCTGGCCAACCGGGTAAAAAGTATAGAGAGTGAGCTTGCTGAACTCAAAGTCCGATCCGCGATATAGTGCATTAGCTCAGACTTGACCTGACAGATTTATCTGGCAGCACACTATCAAATCTGACAGTCTGCTTTTGAGCGAAAAGCGGAAGTCGCCATTGATTTTACATTTGGCCTCAATATGATTCAAATTTTGGTTTAAAGATCTACTGGGGGCAGTTCATCACCTGCCTTTGCTGCAGGTGATGGATTAACAGAGTGTAAAAAGTTATTTATTGATTAAGGTATTTTTGAAAGTTCCACTTCAAAAGTTGAAGCGTTATTTTTAAGAACGTGATCAACACCTCTATATAGTTGACGCAATTTATTTACTGCGTGCGTATTAATGGCTGACGAAGAGTGCGGTCGGATAAGATTGATGAAAATTTCCTTGGAATAAAAGGACTTACTACTTTGATCAAGGGATCTCATTCTTTTAATTATTACTTCTAACAGGTATGTTTTTTGATTATCCTGTAGTTTGTCTGAGGTAATAATCAGATACATCATAGACCCCAAAGTTGTAGAAGCAAAATATTCTGGAGATTGCTTTATTTCTTCCGTTTCCCAGCCATCATAATCAAGATGCTCCGTTGCACCTGCCCATATGTTGCAGTTATGGATTAACTCATATATTAAATAATCAAATCGCACGGGGAACTCTCTGTTTGTATCTATATCTTCAGGGGGTTCATGGTTCTCAAGGATTTCCTTTAGGAAATCACGATAATACATAAGCCACATATGATGTTTTGAACGTTTGAATATAGCTGTAGATACCATGACATCGAAAAACACTAATCCGACGAAGATAGTACAGTCCCAGCGTTCATCACTACTTGGAAAGTAATAATCTGGTTGATTGTAAAAGTTATCACTGCCTTTCTGTTTTTTTATGTAGCTAACTATGTAATCGCCCACAGGTTTCCATATCAGTACATCTATCGCCGCATGAACATCATTTAAATAAAAGTTTAGGAAAGCGTTGCTCTCGTCTAGTGCGTATTCACCGGTATGTGAGCGATTTTGATTATCGCGAAGTTCCCTATACATAATACTATTTGGGTTAGAGATTAAATATGTAAAGAAATTTGTGTTATATTCATCATTATCCCTAAACCGTAAAAATGTAGCCTTCATAGCTACGTCAGGATGTGTATCAATTAGATAATGGGCGAAGGACTTAGATTTAAGAAGTTTAGAGATATTTAACTGAATGGCTTCCTGACTTTTGTTTTCATTAGGGAAAGGCTTTGACATAAATTTCCTGATTTTTTTAAATCGTATTTCTTCGATATTACCCTTATTGACTATTAAGGAAAATAATGAAGGATTTAAGTAATCATGTACGCGAACATACCATTTTTTATTAGTAATAATGTTAAATAGTTGCTCATGGTATTTATCGAAAAGATATCCCAATTGCTCTAACTTTTTCGCCCGCAGATACTTTTCTGAAACGCTAATCCAATATATAAAATTTGCCTTTGGTATTCTTTTTCCTAAAATCTTAAGCCCAAAAAATATAATTATAATGAAAAGGCAATTAAAAGCTAATGTATCTTCGTTAAAACCCAATACCCAAGGAAATGGTTTTATTGGGATGAAGCTTAGTAATACCTTGGAGTATATAATTACCAAGATTATTGATATAAGAAAGATAATACATAGAATATTGAATTTAGATATTCTTAATTTTAAATCAACTCGGCTTTCATCTGTTAAGAGAGTGTACCAGGCAAGAAGTATGGCAAAGACTGCTAATAAACCATTGGTAGCCATTTTCACCTCTGAATTAAATCACATTTAAAGATTTATACATGTTTAGAACCATATGCTTATTGTAACAAAATCATGGCTTTTGCAGCAGAATTATCTGCATCACCCTGCTCCATTAGTTTTGGTGCTTCGCTGATATAGTAACTAACGCAGTTGGCACAGAGCGAACTGTCAGCTTAGGTTAAGCCCTGTGCAGCAACAGAACCAGATTAAGTTTGAACTAATACAGATATAGCTTACCGAACTGAAACCTTACTGGCACCCTGTTCTTCCAAAACCCTGACACGGATTGTCAGGACCTTGATTGCTGCCAGCGCATCGAGCAACATTGGCGTCTGATCAAGATGCAGTATGCCGCCTATTTCTTTCACATATTCGGGATCAATCGTTTCAATCTGCTGAGATATCACCCCGCGTCGTGGGGTCTGCGTTTCATCATCCTTAAAAGTGAAGTGCTTGAATTCCATCCTGCAGATATTAAGCAGCGCCTCTTCCAGATCGAGGTCATCACCGACGTTTTTCATAGTTCTATCCGACACCGCTGAAGTCATGATCTCCTTCCACGGGCTCCAGGCATTGGTGTTGTAACCCCTGAAAAAAAATCGTCCAGCATCAGTTTGGCTTGGATACGGCAAACAAAACTGCGTTAGCGCTACATCGGCAATACGAACATAATTTTGAACATACCCATACCAACTTGAGATAGGTCCTGAGGTTGATTTCGACATATCCAAAAGTAAACGATAAGTTCCTGGCTCTGTAAGGCTGTTGAAGTTTGTCCCATCAGGAGCAACTGCCGAGTCTGTTTTAAATACCCTGGCATCACCAGTAGGTAATCCAAATGCTCCCACTTGCATGACGTTCCCGGCTGCCGTTCCGACGTCCTTCATCGCGCTACTTCCTAAACCGACGTTTTATAAATTGCCCTGAGGCTGCCTGGCCGATAACTTCACCTGATTTTTTTGTAAAATTTATTGGGTGAAAAATATGCAAATTGGCTATGTCAGGGTGTCAACAAATGACCAAAATACGGATCTTCAGCGACAAGCGCTCGAACGCGCAGGATGTGTACAGATTTTCGAAGAAAAAATGAGCGGAACAATAGCAACTCGCCCAGCACTCAAAAGGCTTCTGCGAACCCTAAATGAGGGGGATACGCTTGTGGTGTGGAAGTTGGATCGACTTGGGCGAAGCATGCGAAATTTAGTGCTGCTGGTGGATGAACTTCGGCAACGCGGAATCCACTTTAAGAGCCTCACTGACAGCATAGATACATCAAGCCCGATGGGGCGCTTCATCTTTCATATCATGTCAGCTCTGGCAGAGATGGAAAGGGAGTTAATAGTGGAGCGAACCCGGGCGGGGCTTGCGGCCGCTCGGGAAAAGGGGAGGATTGGCGGCCGGCGACCGAAATTAACCATCGAACAATGGGCGCAGGTAGGCAGACTAATTGCTAATGGCGTGGACAGAAAGCAAGTGGCGCGAATATATGACGTTGCAGTTTGTACATTGTATAAAAAATTTCCCGCTTCCCGTTTGGATCAGCAACTTGCACACGAAGAGAAATTGATAGCCAATACCTGTATTGACCAATAGAGTTGTCAATATGATACTGTGTTTATGTACAGTATTTGTGAGGTGAATATGCCACGCACAGCAGATATACAAACAGCATTCCAAGCGGCTATACAGCTTAATCCAAAAGGCTACCGCTACCTGAGCACTGACAGCTTCATCGGGAAATTGAGGGAGTTCAGCTGGCACTTTAGCCGTGCCGATGCAAACGCATGGATTGAGCGTTACCAGCCTGACTTCGCTGACAAGACCACCGACGGCAGTGATAACCGTTACTGGATCCTGCGCAACATGGGGCGGGTTTTCTAATGGGATTTCCCTCGCCGGCGATGGATTACGTTGAGCAACGATTATCACCTGTCGTTCTCTGCAATATAGGACCTGATAGCAGGGTGCTTGAAACTGATGTTGGGTACGCAGTCATTGAGCCTGTTACGAAGAAGACACAGAGTGATGTGTTGTTGATCCTCTGCGAGGGGCATACGCAATTCGCAAAATTGATGGGGAAGGCACTCATCACTGATGATGGTGAGGCGATAGAGGGAACCGCTCTGGAAGAGGTTGAGGTCTTAGGGCGGGTAACGTTTTTTATTTACCGTACACAACAAGATGATTGCCCGGTCATGTAGTGCAAAATGACGTGAATAATTCCCCCATTTTTCCCCAGTACTTCCCCGTGCGAAATTTAGACAAGAAAAAACCAGCCATAAGTGGCTGGTTTTTTTGTGTAGTTTTGGTCGGCACGAGAGGATTTGAACCTCCGACCCCCGACACCCCATGTCAGCTATAAGTTAGGCCATTCCCAGCGCTTCGGATTCTGTAAGTGAGGTCTGATACTGCTTTACTGCATCAGTAAAGGCTTGCGCTGCATCTGCATTTGATACCATATATTCTTCAGTCACCCCTGTTTGAGAATGGAAGGTAATATTGCCATAAACGCAAATAGGGATTTGGTAGTTGTCTTTAAATCGGCGGTCTGGCGAGCCATTCTTATTCGTTTTCGCCCATGTATACCCATCTATGCGTGAATCACTGGGAACACCTTCTTCCTCATGGAATCTTCGATATTCTGAACTGATTTGTAACTCGCGTAAATCAATCAGAGCGAACGCCCCATCAGCTCGTGGTATGACTGCAACTCCTGGATAAAGCAAAATATCGTCGCCATTCACATTTTCAAACCGCATCGCACGCCCTGTAAATTGAATGAGATCTGTTGAACAGAAATCAAAGGTAACTGGGTGACGATTAACAGACCGGGTTGCCAATGTTCTTTCGGCGAACTGGTCTGTAGCTTTATCTGCAGTAATATCCCATTTTTTAACACTTGATTTTAACATATCGAATGCACGGACCATTGCTGCATATGCGCGTTGCGAAGTATCACTGCTCTCGAATGTTATGGCTACTTTTGTGTTGTCTTCCCAGGATACTAGGCGAGATATCTCAGCTTGCGTTAGGGGGAGCTCTGTCTCAAGTTCTGCGATGCGCTGTTTGTAAAACCAACGGAATAGACTTGATTTGCGACGAACCAGCTCGTTCTTTTGTTTTGATTCTTCAGCAAGAGCCTCTTGTAGATCCGCTTTTATCTCTGCCCTCTGTTCTCGTGCTTTAGCAATCAAATCTCGTAAAGGTAAAAGGGAGGAACTTGTCAGGACTTCTACCGAAGCGCTGGAAATTTCATTCATGCCAGCCATGGGCATATATATTTTAGCGTTCGATGGTGTGTTACTTGGGGATGTCTCCGGCACTCCAAAATGAGGTTCTGTGGAGGACGGATTTAATGGATTAGTAACTGAGTGCCCATAATCATATGGCACGGTAGGTGTAGTATAAGATAAGCCTGTACCCGGTAGTCCTACGGTCGCTCTGAGCCCTTTTTTCCCAACATTGACAGTTGCACCGGGTACACCGATGCTTGCACTTACTCCACGCTTACCAATGTTGAGCCTAACGCCAGGAAACAAAGTAAAGGTTTGTCTGAAACGAAGAGACATAAAGTTATCCCTATGTAGTGTTGTGCACCAAAGTTCGAAATGTTTTTATATGAACATTGAGCTGATACAAAAGCCTTTCCTTAGCTCATCTTCATACCGGCATGATACAGCGGTTTGCTTGTCGGTGAAGTAAAACAAAAAAGCCCGCATAAGCGGGCTTTTTTGTCACTCGGGAGCCGCGGCTCCTTTGCGTATCCTTTTTTGTCTCCTCACCGTCTGGTCGGTGTCCTGCCGAGACTGCTAACTTCCTGTTATTGCTAGTGATGTCCTATCACTGTCCAATCATGATTGGTGGAGCTGGCGGGAGTTGAACCCGCCGTCGTTTTACTACAGATAAAGCTAGTTTATTTTTTCAAAACCGCCTCAGCCATGGCCCTCAAGCGCTTAATTTGAATGTCCAATTCAGAGATGATTTCGTCAGGATGAAGATTTGTATTTGACTGCACAAAATCTCTAATTTGCATCATTTGATGGGTGCGAATTTTCAACTCGGAATAAATGGTTAGTTCATCAGTGTCATCTCGGGATTGATCGCCTGACTCAAATTCTATGAATGTATCGGGAGGATTGTGATAGACACGAGAAATCGGAGTCGGCCACCAATCTTCACCGGTTACTACATCCGCATCGAATGGGACTGTCTTATCAATTTCAATCAATTTTTGAATGAGAACAGAAGTCTTCAAACTTACCTCCATATAGCCATAAAGCGGTTATCAAAACTCTATTTAAACTATACAAAATCAGTGGGTTAAGATGAAGGTAAAAATGTTCGTATCAATAATGAAATTAATGAAAAAAGTAATTTATTCAATGACATATCTTAATCGAGTGTAACTACTGCTGCGTCATATGGAATGGTTCGAAGCCGCAGACCTGATCGTTAAGGGTATGGAAGGCGCGATTAACGCGAAA